CGTCCTCGACCTGAGCGACCGAGCTCGGGGCGGGCTTGTCGGGGTTGTCCGAGTAGGACTTGTTCACGGCGGAGTCGTCGGCCTCCTCGACGGGGCGGGCGACGGAGCGGGTGCCCTGCGCGTCCTCCTGGGGCTTGGTGCTCTTTGAGGAGATGGTGGGGTCGTCCTTCGCCATGCGGGACTCCTTCAGGTTCGTTTTTGGACGGGCTGACAGAAGGCCCCGCCCCGATGTGACTCGGGGCGGGGCTGTGAGGCTCAAGCGGCGTTGATGATCGCCACGAAGGCCTTGTCGAGGTCGTGAGCGACGAAGCCCACGCGCATCTCCCACCGGACGGCGGTCTTGTTCTGCTGCCAGGTGTGATGCAGGGTGCCGCTGACGTCCACGGTGGCCTGGTTGGAGGCCGACATGCGGATGTCGTTGCGAACGACCGCGATGGCGTGGGAGAAGTCCCCCACGATCCCGACCACTCGCCCAGCCGCCGCCGCACCGGCGAAGGTCTGGAGGTTGGTCGTGTAGCGGATCGGCAGCCCGTACAGGGCGTCCGGCTCGCGGTTGAACCCGTCCGTGTAGAGCGGGCTCGCGGCGTTGTCACCGGGACCACGGGCGGCCCGCAGGTGCGCCTTCCCGTCCGTGGCGAGCACGAGCCCGCTCGGCCGGTAGCCGTTGGACTCGATGGTGCTCATGGCCGAGGAGACAGCCACCGCGAGGGCGTCGTCTCCCGTCCCGAGCTCCGCCGTCTGGCTCGTCTCCGACAGCTCGGAGTTGAACTGACTCGTGATCACGCCCGCGGCGTTGCGGCCGATGGCGTGGGAGTCGATCGTGTCCGCGAACGCCGCGGAGACGTCGGCGTTGATGAGCACGGTCGGGTCGATCCGCGCGTCCTCGAGTACCTCGTCCGTGTAGAGGACGATCGAGGCGAGCTTCTTGACGTCCACCGACAGCTCGGCGAACTCCGCGCCGGTGGCCGTCTTGGCCGCTCCCTCCGCCACGAAGGCGGCGGTCGGACGCCCGGCGTAGACCGGGAATCGCTCCTTGCTGGTGCTGATGCGCTGCGTACGAGACAGGGCCATCACGGCCGACTCGCGGTTGATGCCGTTGACGAGCACCGGCCCCAGGGCGTCCTCGACGAGGTAGCCGCCCGAGGCATCCGTGCCCGCCAGGAGAGGTATTGCGTTGGCCATGACGGCCCTCCCAGGGAATGGATTGGTCGAGGGCCGGGCGCGGTACTCGTTTTACGTCTGAGGGGACGAATCGCCCGGAGGTACTGCTTTCTGCGGAGCCTTATGGCCCCGAAGGTGGTCCTACTGAGCCTGTGTGCCGGCGCGCGCCTTCTCGATCTCACCGAGAATCGCCGAGCCGTACTTCTGGTCCCACGCCGTCTGGGTGATGCCGGTGCCGGACTCGCCGGAGACCGGCTGCCCTCCCTCGAGCACGCGCCCGATGGCGGGGGGAGTGGGGTCCGCCGGCTTGAGCAGGTGAGGCTTCGAGCCAGCGAGGCTCTTGACCGCGCGGTCGGCCGACTTCTCGTCCTCGATCGTGCCGAGGTCGGTGAAGGCCAGAGCGTCGGAGGGGTCGTTGAAGCCGTGCTTGGTGGCAGCGGAGCGAACCCATCCTCCGCGCTCGAGGCTCTTGACCTTGCCGTCGAGCTCGGAGACCTGGCCCTCGGCCTTCTCGCGGGCCTTCTTCTCGCGCTCGAGCTCGGAGAGTTCGGCGGCCTCGCGCTCCTCGAGCCGGGCGCTGAGGGCCTGCATGTCCTGCTCGAGCTTCTTGGCGCGTTCGTTGGCGGCCTTGAAGCGCTCGTAGGGGACGGTCTGGTCCTCCGTGCCGGTGGGCTCCTGCTCGCCCTGCGTGGTGGTGGCGTCTTCGGCCATGTGGGTCTCCTTACGGTTTACGTCGTCGGGACGAGTAGGAAGGAGGCCGTTGAACTCCTCCTCGGTCATTCCGGCCACCTCATGGAGGCGACCCTCGGCGTCAGCCTCGAGCGCGGCGGCGACCACTTGGTCCCACTCGCTAGGAGGCACGGGCACGAGCCTTCTTGGCGTTCCACTCGGCCACCGCCTTGCAGGCGGCGGCGCGGGAGGGAGCGTTGACGTTCTGGCGGCCCGCCCAGTTCTTCACGTCGCCGGTAGCGCAGATGTACTTGACCCAGTTGATCGCAGCCGGGATGGCGATGTGACGAGGGCGGCCGGACTCCATGATGTGGATGGCCACCCGCTCGATCAGGTTGGGCAGGCCACCAACCTTGTCGACCCAGTTCTCCCGGGCTGACCAGTTGAGCCGACCGCTCATTCCGGTGGGGGGTCGGTACTCGGAACGGCCGGACCCGGCAGGTTGCTGAGAGGAGCCTGGTTGTTCGCCGGGTAGGTGAGCTTGTCGGCGCCCTCGTCGTCGGCCGGCGGGAGGTTCTGTGCCTCCCGGCCCTCGTTGCGCGTCATCACGCCGCTCTCGATGTTCGACTTGATCGCCGAGGCCATCTCTGCGGGGTCGCCTCGGAGCTGGTCGGAGAGGTCGAACTCGACGAAGATGTCCTCCCAGCCCGGCTCGGGGTCGATGAACTGCGCCTGGATCGTCTCCTCGACGAGGGTGAGCCAGGGGCGGAGCACCGACTTGTAGAGCTGCTTGTTCAGCTCGGTCACGTTGGAATACGTCCCGTGCTCGAGGTCTCCGATGAGCGGGCCGGGGAGGTCGTAGACCATCGCGATCTCCTCGCGGTTGATCTTGCGCTGCTGGATGAGCTGCGCGTCGGCGGCCGAGAAGGTCAGCGGCTTGATGTCACCCCCCGGAGGGAGCAGGAAGAACTTGCCCGCCCGGTCGACGCCCTTGTGAAGCCCCTCGATCTGCTCGCGGAAGAACTGGCGGACCTCTGGGTCGCTCGCTCGGTGCCCCTCCGGCATCGTTACCCCAGCAGAGGGACGAACGCCGTTCTCCATCGTCGAGGCCTGGTAGCGCTGGGCGGCGTCCTCGATCTTGACCGTCGTGCCGAGGTGCTCGAGAGGAGAGATGCCGACCTCGCTCTCGCCCATCCAGGCGAAGTGGATGGTGTCCTCGACCCGAATCCAGCGCCGCTCGCCGGTCTGCGTGGTTGCCCACCACTCGACGCAGCCTCCCGAGGCCGCATAGGCCTCGATGTGGCGCCAGTCCACCGGCAGGAGGGCCGTTGGAGGGCCGTCGGGGTCCTCGCGGTACTTGGCGATCAGCGAGTTGCCGTGGGCAAGCATCGGCCGGAAGGCCCACTGCTTGAGGTGGACCGCCCCCCGGCGGGGAATCGGCTTGTGAAGCAGGCTGTGGACCGGATGGTCGGTCAGGCGCTCGCGCTTGTTGTCGTCGAGGCTCCGGTAGGTCCGAAGCGGGAGTGTCGAGGCCTGGCGAGTCAGCTTGTTGACCGCCGCGGCGACCACCGGCTGGGTGCGGATGATCGAGTCGAAGGAGATGGCGCTCGAGGAGTTGCCGTCCTGTCCCCATCGCTCGCCGTCCGACCACATCGGTGCGAGCCATCCGGTCTGGAAGGGAATGCCCCTCTGGGGAGCACGGCTCTTGAGCAGCCGTCCACCAGCGGTAAGCAGCGTGGTCACGCGATCACCTGCCACCAGGCGTTCTGCCGCGGAAGGCCCACCTCCCCCTGGAGGTCTGCGTCCTCGTCGAGGTTGCGAACCGCTCGAAGCAGGATGGTCGCTGGGTACGCCTCCATGAGTACTCCCTGGAAGGACGGGCCGCCGTGGAGATCATGGACGGCGATCTGGCGGCCGATGTAGCGCTTGAGGGGGTCCCTCACCCGATGACCTCGAACGGAACGAGCGGCGAGACGCTCACGAGCGCCAGTCGATGTGCGACCGACAGGGCCTCCGCGCCGTCGATCGGGGGTCCGTTCTTGGCCGACTTGTCGAGCTTGAACATGTCGTCCCCGATGTCCTTGGCTTTGGCGGCGATGACGTGCGCGGTGAGCTCGGAGTCCCCGTCGTGGGTGATCTCGGCGTCGATGATCGCCTTGCGGAGGTCGGCTGCTGCCGGGCACATGCGCTCGTTGGACTGCGGGAACAGCTCCATAGCGATCCCCTCGCCCTCGAGCTCCTCGGCCGCCTGGTCGAAGTACTTCGGGTCGTAGCCCATGCGCGTGAGGCGGTAGGTCTCGTCCAGCTCGCGGATGGCATCCTTGACCGGCCCGTAGGGGATCGGGTTGTCCTGTCCTCCCGAGCGCCAGATGCGCGACTTGACCACCTTCGTCTCGACGTCGATCCAGACGAGAGCGGCACAGTCGCGGTAGCGGGCCATGTCGAGGGCCGCGGTGATCTCAGCGCCCTCCTCGATCGTCGCGTCCGGGTCTGAGAGAGCCTCCCAGGCACCGATTGGGAGCCACGACTCGAAGCCGAGCGTCCACAGGTTGCAGAAGTACCGCCGAAAGGACCAGGGAGTGATCTCCGGGGTCTCCATCACGTCGACGATCGACGCCTCGTCGACG